AGATAGGGAGGGAGCAAATCTCCCTACTGCTCGAGGAAAAAAACCATCAAAAAAGAAAGTTACTAAAGAATCTGATTGGAAAACATATTATGGATCTGCTCAAGAAGTTAAAGATCTATTAAAAGTTACTCCTAAAGATAGAGTTATACGTTCTGTACTTCATATTTGTAAATCCAAGAAAGAGTTAACATATTACGAATGTAAGTATTTGTTTCAATATGGTGTTTTAGAACCAGAAAATATACGTTATATTAATGATAATATTCAGGGACGTTTTTTTAAAAAAGATCTTATTTAATATACTAGGTAAATTTTTTATATATTTATTGACATGGTAGGAATATATAAAATAACAAATCCAAAAGGCAAAATATATATTGGTCAATCTATTAATATTGATAGAAGATGGAATGAGTATCAAAAATTACAATGTTCTCAATCTAAAAAAATATATAATTCATTAATTAAGTATGGTTTTGAAAACCATTTATTTGAAATATTAGAAGAATGCTCTATTAAGGATATTAATAATAGAGAAGAATATTATATTTTGTTATATAATAGTCACATAAACGGATTAAATATTAAACTAGCATCTAAACCTGCTTGGACTGGTAAAAAAAGATATGAACATAGTGAATTTTTAAAAACTAATGGTAGTGGATTATCTTATAAAAGAACACAAGAACATAAAGATAATTTAAGTCAAATGATGAAAAATGTTTGGATAAATAAACGAGAAGAAATATCTAAAAAAATTACATTAAATAAAATAGGTAAAAAAGTTAAATCTGTAAAATGTAATGAAACTAATATTATATACAATAGTATAAAAGAATGTAGTGAAAAAACAGGTATAAGTAAAGGTACAATATGTAGTTTTGTAAAAAGAAATTATAAATACAATACAATAAGAGGTTTTACATTTTCTTATTTATAAGTTAGGATTGTCACAACTCTATCTTTATATTTCTATAATGGAAAATAATGCTTTATTATTATTATTAGAATCCGTATTAGGTAAGGGAAAAGCTACAAGTAAAGGAAACTATGCTTTTAATTGTCCATTATGTAATCATCATAAACCTAAATTAGAAATTAATTTAGAAACTAATTCTAAAATGGAAAATCCTTGGCACTGTTGGATTTGTGATTCTAAAGGTAAAACAATCAGATCATTATTAAAAACAATTAAAGTTCCATATAATAAACTATCAGAATTAAAACTTATAATCCAACCAGGAACTAAAAAAGAATATATTACTGAAGAAATTATAGATCTACCTAAAGAATTTATTTCATTATCTATTATAGATAATTTAGATAAATTAACAAAAATACAAGCTAAACATGCTATTAAATTTCTCCACCACCGAAATATAAATAATGAAGATATTATAAAATATAATATTGGTTTTTGTAAAGAAGGTAAATATGAGGGTAGAGTAATTATTCCTTCTTATGATGATAACGGAAAAATTAATTATTATATAGCAAGAGATTATAATGATCTATCATCACGAAAATATAAAAATCCACCAAATTCAGTTAAAAATATTATTGGTTGGGAATTATATATAAATTGGAAAGCTCCTATCATTTTATGTGAGGGAATATTTGATGCTTTAACAATTAAAAGAAATGTAATACCATTATTTGGTAAAGTATTACATGAAAAATTAATGACTAAATTAGTTAAGTCTGAAGTTGATAGAATTTATATTGCTTTAGATAATGATGCTATTAAATATGCTTTACAACATTGTGAACGATTAATGTCTTACGGTAAAAAAGTGTATTTAGTAGAAATGAATGGTAAAGATGCTAATGAAATAGGTTACGAAAACTTTCTTAATACAATTGAAAATACATACCCACTAACATTTCACGGACTAATGTCCAAAAAATTAGAATTAATATGATTGAAAAAACAAGTAGTGTTATTCACGACAAAAAAATTAAACGTGTTTTAGAATATAACGAAGACGCAAAACAAATAACAATAGGAGATCAACGCTTCTATCAAAGAAAAGATAAAACTTTTTATCCATCTGTAACGTATGTCTTATCATATTTTCCAAAAGGTAAATTTTTTGAAAATTGGATGAAAGATGTAGGTCATAATTCTGATATTATTGCTAAAAAAGCAGCAGATGAAGGAACAGAAACCCACAATGCTATTGAAGATTTTTTAAATGGGAAAGAAATAGTTTGGATTAATGAATATGGCAAAACAAACCATAGCTTAATAGTTTGGCAAATGATATTACGTTTTGCTGATTTTTGGAATACTGTTAAACCTAGATTAATTGCTACTGAACAACATATATTTTCAGATAAATACCAATATGCTGGTACAATCGATTTAGTGGTAGAGATAGATGGTAAGATTTGGTTATTAGATATTAAAACATCAAATTCATTACATACATCATATGACTTACAATTAGGAGCTTATGCTCAAGCATGGAATGAAAATTTTGATACTCCAATTGAAAATACAGGTATTATTTGGTTAAAATCATCAAGTAGAAAACCAGATTCATCAGGTAAAAAATTACAAGGTGATGGTTGGGCTTTAAAAGTACCACATAATCCATATCAAGATAATTTATTATCATTTTTAAAAGTATATGATATATTTAAATTAGAAAATCCTGAAATGAAACCATACAGTGAAAAATACCCAACATCAGTAAAATTAGAATCTTAAAATAAAGGGGGAGTGTCACGACTCCCTCATTATATTCGCGTTGTTGAGTAATTAAAACATAAACATTAACCTATACAAAAAATAAGATATGAAAAATTTAGAATTAGAGTTATCTCGAATCACTATTCCTTTAACTAGTAATCAAAGAAAAAGAGGTAGACCATCATTAATCACAAACACTATAAAATCAGATTTTAATCCGTCATTAATTAAAACATTTAGAGGAAGTGATTTAACTTTTGGAGATGCAATTTTTCAACCAATTAAAACTGGTAATGAAGTAGATGTTATATTATCAACTGAAGGTGGTTTAATGCCCGCTACTAATATGATATTAGTTGGTTCTCCTGGTTCAGGTAAAACAACCGTAGCTCTTGATATGTTAGCGGATATGGTTGAACAAGGTTATAAATGTTTATTTATAAGTGCTGAAATGGATGAAATTTCATACTTTAAATATTGTAAACGTTTACCTAAAATAGCTAAAGTCCCTGTTTTATTCTTAAATAATTATACTGATCATTTTAAAGAAACACTTGATTATGTTTTAAATGAAGGTTATGATGCTGTTTGTATTGACTCAATAGCAGAAGTTATTGAATCATTTAAAATTGTTTATCGTACTACTGAAAGTGCTGCTGAAAAATGGTTATTAGAATTACAACAAAAACATAAAAAAGGTGAAAATAAATATAAATACTATACTTCATTTATTAACATTCAGCAAGTAACTAAAGCTGGCGAGTTTGTTGGTTCAAATAGATTAAAACATATGATGGATGCAATGATGCATGTTGATAGATCTAAAGATGGTTTAGAACGTTCATTGTATTTTTCTAAAAATAGAGATAGTGATAAAGATTATAAAGTATATTTTACAATTATGAATAATAAAGTACATTATTCATATGAAACTAAAGAGGAGGAATAATATGAGTACATTAGTAGAAAAAATGAATTTAAAAATATCTAAAGATTTAGGAGTACTAAAATTAAAAATTAAATATACTGTATCTGAAAAAGCCAAAAGCAAATTTGGTCATTGTAAATATTTAGGTTTAGATCAGTATGAAATAAATTTATCATCTTTTATATTAGGTACTTCTTTAGAAAAAGATACAATTTGTCATGAACTATCTCATGCTTATGATCATTATTATTTTAAATCTTTACCTAATAATACTGATTCCTCCCCACATGGAACGGCTTGGAAGATGTTAATGGATAAAGTTTTCGGTTATCAAAATATAAAAGCACAAGGTATTCATGTTAATAATTCTAATGATGTTATAAAGCTTATCAATAAAGGTAAAGGAGATTACGATCTTTATATTAATGGTAATGGTAAAGCTAAATTTAATCTAATAAATAACATGGTTGATATTAAAAATTATAAAAATCAATTTTTTAAAACTGAAGTTGAAGAAAGAAAATATATGACTATATTTACACAACAATTAAACTTAACAAATAATTAATATGAGTTGTTCAGGAGAAAAATCAACTAAAAAAGGTAATTATAATAAAATTAATAACCTTAAAAATCCAATAGGATACGAAATAGATAAAAAAGGAAACATTAAACCAATATATTTAAAAAAATAATTATGAAAGTACTAATCACTAAAATTCTTAATTTAGATGGAACTTGGCAAGGTTATAAATTAACTATACCTTTTGCTTATGCTAAAGCAATATGGCCTGAACCAGGTAAACAATTTAGTTCATTAAATGAAATAGTTGAATTTTATAAACTACAAAATGTACGTGAGTTAGGTACACAATATACTTACGATAATAAGGGTAGAAAATATGGAGTTGAATCTTATGGAGCTATTTTTTAATTAAAGATCTTGAAATATCAGAATCTAATTTATATATTAATGATGTTAAATAAATTAAACAATTAAAACCCAAAAATTATGAAAAATTCATTTATACCTGTAAATAATAACATTGATAAAATGTTAGCATTTGCTCCATCATTAAGTCAATCATATCGTCAATCTCAATCAATTAAATCTGTACCTAATTATATAGAAACAGCTGATGTTGTTAATGATTTACAAAAAGAAGGATGGAAAATCGGTGGAGTTTGTGAAACTAGAAATAAAAAAACAAAACAAATTAGTGATAATTATGTTAAATTATACCATTCTGATTTAACAATGAAAAATAATCAAGGTCAAACTGAATGTTTATCAAATGTTTATTTAACTAATTCTACAACTGGTAATACAGCACTCCAAGTTGATTATGGATTATTTCGTTTAGTTTGTTCTAATGGAGCTATCACAGGAGTTAGAGAAGATGTAGGTAGTATTCCTCATACTGAAAAAGGAATTAGTAAATATCCCACTATTATAAACAATGTAAACGAAATAGCTAAATCCGCACTATCATATTTTGATAGTTTTAAAAATAAAGTATTGACATCAAAACAAATTGAAAAATTAGCTACTGATGCTTTAAGACTTCGTTTTAATAAAGCTCAAAATATTAACAGTCAACAACTATTAAACGTACATCGTGAAGAAGATAAAGGAGATGATTTATGGACTGTATTTAATCGTATTCAAGAAAATTTGACTAAATCTAATATGATGGTTGATGCTAATGGTAGATTATTAACTGGAACAACTTCAGTAAAACAAGATATAGCTATAAATCAAAAACTATATAATTTAGTTGAAGCTTACGCTTAAAATTAGGAATGTCACAACTCCTTTATTATATTTAACCATTAATTAACAAATAAAAACAAAAAAACACGTTATGAAAAACACAATTTTATTTCTTGCATTAATTGCAATCGGTTTTACAGCTTGTACTTCAAATTTATCAACTGAGTCAACTTCTGATTCAACTGTTGTCGATTCAACTATTGTTGATTCTGCTGCTGTTGCTACTGATTCAACTGCTTTAACAGGTGATTCAACTACAGCTAAAATTACACCTGAATTATCTAAGTAATTATTATTTTTAAAAGAAATAATATTTATAGGTGACTTGCTTTGTCAGGTCACCTTTTTACTTTTATTTTAACATTAATGATAAAATTGATAAATATATTAAAAGAAATAGCTGAAAAGCCTAAAGCAATATTTTTGGCTGGTCCTGCTGGATCTGGCAAAAGTTACACGATTAAACAGTTAATTCAACCCGATCAATTTAATGTCATAAACATCGATGATACATATGAGGAGTTGTTAAAAACGGCTGGTTTAGGTATGTCACAAAAGGATTTTGGTCCTGAAGAACTATCACAAGCTGCTAAATTGATGGCCCAAGCTCAAAAATCAACTAAAGAAAAATACGCAGAGTTATCATCTCAAAGACAAAATATTATAATTGATGGTACAGGAGCTGCTATCAAACCAGTATTAAAGAAAAAAGAAGAACTAGAAGCATTAGGATATGAAACATTCATGATTATGATATGGGTTTCTCCTTTAACTTCATTAGAAAGAAATTTAGCACGTGGGATGGATAATGGACGTTCTTTACTACCACAAATTGTATTACGTACATGGAGAGATGTAAATAAAAATATTGATGAATATAAAAAAATATTTGGAGATAACTTTGTATTAATTAATAATAATCCTAAAGAAGCTAAAACTGAATATAACGTTGAGGATATTAAAAAACGTTTCTTTGATACTGCTAAATTTAAAGGTAAAGAAAAAACACCTGAAGAAGCAGCTAAAGCAAAAGCAGATAGAGAACAATTAAACACTGATATAACACAATTAGTTCAAACTATACCTGAATTTGATTCAATAGATACAGCAAAATCAAAAATTAATACTTTTATAAAATGAATTTAGGAGAATACTTAGCAAATCTATTATTAGAAGAAAATAATAAAACAATAGCAATATTTCCTGGTGCATTTAAACCACCACATATAGGTCATTATAAAGTAGTTAAACAACTTTCTACATTAGCTGATGAAGTAATTGTTTTAATTTCTCCAAACTCAAGAGATGGAGTTAGTGCTGAGGAAAGTTTTGCTGTATGGCAATTGTATGCTCCTTTTTTAGATTCAAATGTCTCATTTAAAATAGCAGCTACAAGCCCTGTTACTGAGGCATATGATGTTATAAAAAATAATCCAGATCAAAAATTTATTGTTGCCTTTGGTAAAGGTGAAGGTGATAGATTTAACCAAATAAAAACATCAGGAAAATATAATAATGCTTCTGTATATGATGCTGGTTCAGCTGAGGAAGGCATTAGTGCAACTTATTTACGTAATGCTTTACGTTGGAAAAATTCAAAAGAAATTGAAAAATATCTTCCTAATGGTGTTGATGTTGAAGAATTTAAAAATGCTTTAAGTATTGCTACTTCTGAAAAATTACAAGAATCACCCCCAATTGAATTTGAACAAGATGATTATCAAGATTATATTTTAACTCAGAGAGATAAAATAGAAAAAGCAGCTGCTTATTTTAATCTTCCTATTCCTGATATGGAATATGCTTTTAATGCTGGTACACCTGTTGTATTAGGTGATGATATTTGG